ACGGTCCAAGGGGCTTCAACGTGCCCAGGATCTCCTCTTCATAAAGAAAGGGACTCCTGTGATGTCGGAGGCGGCAGTGGCCGACTCTTCACGATCTCACCGTGACACCCTCAGTAAAGAGGGCGTGCACCCGAGACAGTTCAGCTGGACTTCCCCTTGGGAGGGCCCAGATTCTTCCACGGCATCCTATGTGGACGCCCTGGTGGTTAAAGAACGCATCGCGGAAGTGGTGAGGCAGGTTTTCACCGAGCCTTTCCACTACCCTCGCGTTCCCAAGTTCCCGAGTTTTAACTTTGTGACTGACATCCACGGCTCTCCCGACGGTAAACGTCGGCTCAGCCGTCGTCAGGTGGAAGTTGTCGCTCGGGGTATTCGGTATACCGATGAGGAGCCTGTGCTGGTGATGTCCTATCATCCTCACTGTGGTGTTCTCTCGGCGTACCGCAGGATGATTACCTTCCAAATTCCCGAGGATCCCGTGTACCACGCAAAGGCGGCGTTTATTCGCGAGCCCCTAAAGGTTCGACCCATTATGATGGGTCCCGCCGGTGAGTATCTGGTGATCTCGCAGATGCAATCCTATCTGTGGAGCTCCCTCGCCCGGTTTCCCCAATTTGCTCTCATTAAGCAGCCCTTAACGGCTGACTTTCTGAATGAGCACCTTGGGGTCCAGCTGGACGAGGATCAGTTTTTCCATAGTGGGGACTACAAGTCTGCTACAGATTGCTTTGAGAAGTGGTTCACTCTCGCAATACTCGAGGAAATCCAGAAGGCTGGAAATTTCGATAGCTACACGCGTCGCCTTGCGGCCAAGTGTCTGGTGTCGCATACGATGCATCACGGGTCCGAGGTTACGAAACAGGGTAACGGTCAAAGCATGGGTTCTCCCATAAGCTTTCCGATCCTCTGCCTTGGCAACTTCGTCCTGTGTTCGCTCGCATACGACCTCGGCGATTGGTCACGTGGAGACGAGACGCGTGGGGTGATAACCCGCTACCCCATCTTAGTGAATGGGGACGATTGCGGATCAAAATTCACCTTGAGGCAGTCCCAGGTCTGGGAGCGCTTCGGCCGGTTCGTCGGTCTTACCCCTTCAGTGGGGAAGACCTATTTGTCGAAGTCCTTTATCCAGTTAAACTCCCAATCTTATGGAGTTCATCCTGAACTTGGTTTTCACCAGGAATTCTACCTAAATTACTCCCTCACCACGCCATTCTCGGCGCGCGGCTCAGAGCTGCGTAACTGGTCTGCGCTCCCCTCACTCTGGCAAGAGTGGAAGTTGAGGACAAACCAACGGGGTATGCCGGAGATCTCTAGCTGGTTCTTTTTCAAGAAGCAGCTTCAAGAGATCTTCGACACCATCCCTGCTGGAATGTCTTACTTCCTTCACCCAGAGTTGGGGGGGGTTGGGATTATCCCACCAGTTGGTTATAATGTCCACCTCACGGATATACAGCATAGGCTGGCCACGATACTCCTGAACAAAAGTCCGGAGGAGCGTGTCCAGTTTAGCTGGAAATTTTCGAGCGAGGTTGAGGTTGAGTTAGGATCTGCTTTACAGCGTTGGACCTCGGAGTTTACCCCGAAGGTCCGTCTTCCGCGACTGGTCTCCCGGGAGGAGGAGTTACAAGACGTCCTCTCCCCGGTTCAGTTCGCTGCGAGGACCGAGGGGGGCAGGGAGTCTCTGAAGAAGGTGCTTTGGCACCTTCTGGCCGAGAGCCCCCACCTCGCCCGGTCCCCTCACGGACCCCCTCCCAAATCGTCGGAGGAAGTCAGGAAGCGCTGGGAAATGAAAAACGAACTTGTCTCTCGTCGTATTTGTACGGTGAGGTCTAAGCTCTTGAAGTCACACCCCGTAGGCTATGCGCCACGGGGCGTTCTGCTGGGTTACCAATCCCATGAGTGGGTGGTTCCGGGCGGCTTATCTACCGCCCGTTCTGCCATCCTGGATGTTCCTTTGGATGTGATTCGTGAATACGTCACTACCCGAGAGATACGCAAACTCATGGGATAATTAAAAAAA